AAAGACGTAGGAGACCCGATACACCTCCAAGAGAACATCAACTATCGGAAAGTTTCCGATCATCCGGCTAGAGTTCTAATCGGACACACACGGTCGGCTACTGTCGGTAAGGTGAACCGGAATAATGCCCAACCCTTCATCAAAGACCCGGTAGTTGGGACACATAATGGGACCATAACCACGGAGCGTCTGTATCAACTGTTCAAGAAGAATAAGAAGCCTGATAACACGGGTACGGACTCCGAGATGATCTTCGAGTCCATGAAACTCTTCGGTGTCGAAGAGACTCTCAAGAACGTACAAGGGGCTATAGCTCTCGTGTGGTATGACTGGGAGAAGGAAACCATTAACTTCGCACGTAACCACGAAAGAGAGTTGTGGTGGACGTTCTCTGAAGACGGTCGTAAACTCTTGTGGGCGTCCGAGCCTTGGTTCCTGAAGACTGTGTGTAATCGCCATTCGATGTATGCCGAGAAGTTGGTTATTGAAGAGCCGAAGTTACTACCATGTGGTAAGTGGCACTCGTGGGAAGTACCGCAGAAGTGGGACAAATCTTTTGAAGAAGCTAAGGTCGTTGACTTCGCAGATATTCCGAGACCTGTATTCACCCGTAAGGAAGAGGCCAGCTTCGCTGGATCGGGCGTAGCCCGTTCGCAAGTCTTTTCCCGTGGATCAGCCGGAGGTTACTCTACCTACGACTCTTCTACTGAGTGGGAGAAGTGGCTCCACGAGAATGACCAGAATAATAAAGTAGTAGTCTTAGGCAAGCCTTCTCAACCTCGTACTGAAGCCGAAGAGAAGGCACGGCTAGAGGTTATCCGACAAGCTGCTGAAAAGATGAAGAAAGAGAAGATCGTTCGTGTCGGTAAGAAGGCTAAGTTCTTCAAAGGATGGAACGGGTCGATGTTGGACTTAGAGGACTACACCAAGCTCGTTCACAAGGGTTGTGCGTGGTGTACGTCAGTCCCTGAGTGGATGTACGGCGGAGACCCGGAAGTAATACGGTTCCTCGACAATCAAGCCTTCCTGTGTAACTCGTGTATGAAAGACCCTGAGGTACTTGAGTGCTGTAACCTAGATGAAAAGAGAGCTTAGGAGGCTCAAATGGACGGAAATATTACATGTGTGATGTGCTTCGGAATTGTTTGTATGTCGCTTCTAGCGGCTATTATTTGGTGTAATAAACGGTAGGAGAAGCTAAATGGAAATAAAGATTGGTGCGGACCCTGAACTCTTCGTTCGTGACGCAAAGACTGGTAAGTACCTTTGTGCTCACGGAATGGTGGAGGGAACTAAGGATAAACCTCAACCAGTTAAGTACGGTGCTATGCAAGTTGATGGCATGGCTCTGGAGTTCAACATAGACCCTGCGAAGACCGTACAGGAGTTCGAGACGTACATCACCCACGTCCGAGAGCAAATGCTTCGGTACATCAACCCGGAACATGACGTTATCTACGACCTTGATCCGACTCCTACGTGTTACTTCGATCAGGAGTACTTCGACGGGTGCCCCAAGCAAGCGAAAGACTTAGGGTGTAACCCCGACTGGAATGCGTGGACGGAGACACAGAATGAACGTCCGTATACGGATCAACCATTCCGTACTGGGGCCGGTCACCTGCACATTGGATTCACGGAAGGTGAAGACATTACGGACCCGGACTTCATCCAAGAGTGCTACATGGTCGTCAAGCAACTCGACGTGTGCGTAGGTATGTACAGTCTCTTGTGGGACGGAGACGTGAAGAGGCGAACACTCTACGGGACTGCGGGTTCCTGTCGTATTAAGCCTTACGGAGTCGAGTACCGCCCCTTGAGTAATGCTTGGCTCAAGAGTCCACAATTAATCAGGTGGGTCTTCAAGCAGACTAAGGGAGCCGTAGACTCTCTCTCCAAAGGGTTCCGATACTTCGAGGAGTACGGAGACATGGCGCGTACCGTAATCAACTCTACGGAACCGCAGAACCTGAAGACGCTAAGTAGGCAGCTTAAGTATCTTCCGATGTCTGAAATACAAGGAATACCCTTGGCTGCTTAGCATGGAGCGAAGTGTAATGCTATACGAGAATAGAACTGAGTTCTCTCACCGACTCTTGAATACGGTAATCAAGATAGGTGATGAGCCCATCTACGTTGATAGGGTGAAAGGTACGGAGAATAAACCGGTCCTCTCCGTGTTCTATCTCCCCGACATGCGACAGCCTAGAGACATTTCGTGTGAAGACTCGACCATCGACGTGTCTCCATTCCCTCTGGGTTTCGTGAACTTCACGGACGGCATGTGTGCTTACTACTGGCGGAACCCAGTTCGTAACCAACTTCAAGGACTACACCAAGGCTCTTGCTTGAGTCAAGTAGTCTGGGACAAAGGACACCCTCCGAGGTACGACACCCTAATAAGTAAAGCTGAGTTCGTGAAGTGCGTCAAAGGCATCTACCCGAGTTTAAAGGAAGTCTTAAAGACTGTAACTTCCTCAGAAGACGACGAAGACGTACCTAAGGTCCTTGCTTTCCATCGTAAGTTTGCCGTAGCTCGTGACGAAGACTGCGGACTCTACGTCCTCTTCTACAAGACTAATCAAGTGGGTCATTCTGTAGGAGGGAAGACTTGGAAGTTAGGCACCACATTCTCTTATGTCTACGAACAAGCGGAAGAAGCAGGGCTCAATGTTAAAAGATAGAACGGACATTCATCAGACGATAATTGATTTCTTCGGTAACGAACGTAAGGAAGGTGAAGTAGGTCTTGAGATTGAGGTGGAAGGAGAGAACGTCCTTCATCAAGCAATCCTCAATCACTGGGTCATCGACAAAGACGGGTCTCTGAGAAACGACTCAGCAGAGTATAAACTATGTGAACCAATACCCCGAGACAAAGTTCTACCAGTTCTCTTGTACCTCTACCAGAAGTTGGACAGAGCAGGAACCCAGATATTAGACAGTCACCGCACTGGCGTACACGTACATATTAATGTCCAACAATTGACCGTCAAGGAACTCTATCAGTTCATCACACTATATCTGTGCATCGAAGAGTTAATGGTTCGATGGGCCGGGCCTAAACGTGTCGGTAACTTGTTCTGTCTTCGTGCTTCGGACGCTGAAGGTCTCGTGAACCTACTGTCAAATGCTCTCTCTTCTGGTAACCTTCAGGAGTTACACTCTGACCGCGTGCGTTATGCCTCTCTGAACGTCAAGGCGATACAAGACTACGGGTCTCTGGAGTTCCGTGCTCTTCGTGGTGGTCTCATTACTCCTCAGGAGATCGCTACGTGGGTCACTATGATCTTAGAGATTAAGGACGCTGCTCTCCGCTTCAATAACCCTCGGGAGATCATAGAGTCATTTAGCGGACAAGGCCCAGAGAAGTTCTTGGAGAACATAGGACCGACGGTAAACCTTTTAAACTTCGATAACCAAGAACAACTACTTCGCTTAGGGGTGCGTAACGCTCAAGAGGTAGCTTACTGTAATAAGTGGTTACCAGCGAAGGTGGCCAAGCCTGAAGTGAATAAGGAACCTAAGAAAGAGTTCGATCCTTTCGATCCTAATAACTGGGCACCCGTTAGATTAGATGATGGAGAGTTCTAAAATGCGTATTGGAAACCGTGACGTAATGATTTGGGGCCCGAAGTCCGACGGTACTGACATGATCAGTAAGGAACTCGGAGGGGTACAGCGTATCCTCAAGAGGGGTAGCAAGTATCAGTGGAAACCACCGGCTACGCCGGATTCAGCGAAGCTGACTACGCTGTGTATAGGATGGGGACGATCTTGGTGGCCTGAGCAGTACATAGCAGCCGACAAGAAGACGCGAGACCTCATCGAAGACTCTTTCCTCAATAAGCCTCCGGCAGTCGGTAGGTCCGTTAATAAGCACACGTCATTCAAGATGTTTGCTAATGCAGGTGTTCGTATTCCTTGGGTCCTCTTGGGCCGAGAACACGCAGATGAGGTCCGTAAACGTAATGGAGATACGGTAGTCTGCCGTAATACACTTACTGGTTGCGACGGTGAAGGTATCATCATGTGTGAACCCGGCGAACCTCTCCCCGCCGCAGAACTTTACGTGCAGTACATCGAGAAGGACGCTGAGTATCGAGTGCACGTGTTTCGAGGCACAATCATAGATCGTGTGAAGAAAGTGTTTCCTGATGGGCACAAGTGTAAAGACAGGCGTATTAGGACTACTGGTAATGGTATCCTCTTTCAACGTAATGGTATCTACGTACCGAAAGACGTGTACAAGCAAGCCGTCAAAGCCGTAGCTGCCTTGGGGTTGGACTTCGCTGGCGTAGATGTAGTGACCGTAGGGGAACGTGCCTACGTCTTAGAGACGAATACAGCCCCGGAGATGCTACCTGTGGTAACCAAGAAGTTCTGTGATGAGGTCAGAAAGATATGTGCTGAATAGCCTCATTGACTTTTTCTTCAAAGTGTGATATATTATCATCAAGGATCAGATAGTATGAAGTGTTGGTTATGTATGGAAGGAGTCATCTCGGATTACCAAGTGGACTCACAGAATAAGTTACTCCCGTGTTCGGAGTGCTTAGAAGCATCAAAGGAGAACCTAACGATGTTAGAGAAGAAAGACCGTAAGCTGGACCCGTGGAATAGCGACCCGGAGACTGGTGAGGTTCCGACCATTGAAGACGCTTTTCCTGAAGATTGGGATGACCCTGAAATGTGGAAAGCTTTTCCAGATGAGGATGACGAATATTGAAGCTACCTTGCCCTGACTGTGGGTCTACAGATGACGAGGTACTCAAATTTTGTCAAGCGGTGGTGAAAAAACAATCAAGTTGCACGGATCATGCCCAGATTGTGGATCGCACGACGCACTAACAGAGTACGAGTTCCATAACTGGTGTTACGCATGTTCTAAATATACAAAAACAGATAACGCTAAAGTTGAAAGGATTTCAGTGACGGATAGTTTCAGACCGATCCCAGACCACTTCGAGCGTCTCGGGTCACGTAACATTTCGGAGGAGTCCTGTGTTAAGTACAACATCTGGTTGGACGGCGAAGGTAACCACGTATACCCGTACTTCGATAAGCACGGACACCACTCCGGGAACAAGGTTCGTGTACCGAACAATAAGTACTTCTTCGCTGAAGGTACCCTCACGAAGACTGGACTATTTGGGCAACAAGCGTTTCCACCCGGAGGTAAGTTTATCACGGTGGTCGAGGGTGAGCTTGATGCGGCTTCCGTGTATGACCTTTTTGGGAACAAGTATCCTTGTGTATCTGTTAGAGGAGCAGGCTCCGTAGAGAAAGACCTCGCCGAGAACTTCGAGTACGTCAACTCCTTCGACACCATCGTAGTCTGCTTCGACAAGGACGAAGCTCACTATCGTAACGACGGTACGGCTTTCTATCCCGGTCAAGAAGCTGCCCTTAAAGCCGCTCAGATGTTTCCACTCGGTAAGGTGAAGATACTGACTCTTCAAGAGGGTAAGGACGCTAACGAGTACCTCATGAATAACTGGGGAGCGAAGTTCCGAGACGAGTGGTGGAAGGCTCCTGAGTACACCCCTGAAGGTATCAAGTTAGCTAAGGACCTCTGGAAAGAAGTAAGCCATCAGAAGAACTATGAAACTGTACTGTACCCTTGGGAGGGTCTCAATGAAAGAACCTTTGGCATCAGACTTAGCGAACTTGTTACGGTTACAGCGGATACTGGCGTCGGAAAAACACAGCTTCTACGAGAGGTTATATACAATATCCTCCCCCAGTCAGGACGAGGAATTGGTCTGTGCTTCCTTGAAGAGACTAACGGCGATACGCTTCTTGGTCTTATGTCAGTCCACTGCAATAGACCCCTCCATCTACCGAACGTCCGCGCAGAGATTACTGACGAAGAGTTAAAGAAGATATTCGACGCAGTATGTTCTGACGAACGCTTGGTAATCTGGGATCACTTTGGGAGTAATGAAGTTGAAGGTGTTCTACAAAAAGTTAGGCACATGCACGCTCTCGGGTGTAAGTACATCATCTTGGACCATTTATCTATTGTGGTCAGCGATCAGTCCGGAGACGAACGTAAGCAACTGGACGAAATATCTACGAAGCTCAAGACACTGTGTATGGAGCTTAATGTTGCCATCATCTGTGTTATCCATCAGAACCGGAAAGGTGAGATACGTGGAACTGCTGGTGTGGAACAGTTATCTAACATCGTAATCAAGCTCTATCGGGATAAGGAAGCAGATGACGCCTTTCGGAGAAACGTCACTAAGGTCACGGTTCAGAAAAATCGCTTCTGTGGTCGTACTGGTCCTGCAACTTATCTGCACTATGACGAAGGAACCGGGAGGCTCTCCGAGTTATCTCAAGACCAAGTGAAGGTATACGAGAGCGGTGGAACTGCCTCCATAGAAACAAAGGATCAGTGGTAAATAAGTCGGAGAAGCTTTGAATAGTGAAGCCCTCAATGTTAATGAGGAAGAAAGTGGTGCAAGTCCTCTCTCCGGCTTCAACAATAGGAGGTTAACATTACTCGTATCTACGTTTGTAGCGATCATCATTTTAACCATGCTAACATTCTAAATTTCAAAAGAGCGGATGGTTCACCGCTTCGAGTCTTCGATAACGTGTCGCACATGAATATGACGATGGTAAACCGACATAATGAAATCGTCAAACCGGAAGATCACGTATACTTCCTTGGAGACGTAGCGATCAATAAAGGAGGATTGCCTTTCGTATCCATGATGAACGGACAAAAGAGACTCGTTAGGGGTAACCACGATATCTTTAAGACTAAGGACTACTTGGATGCTGGGTTCCACGAGATTTATGGGTGCCGAGTCTGGCCTAAGCACAACTTGATCTTCTCTCATATTCCCTTGCACCCTGACTGTCTGAGCGGACGAGGGTGGACGTGTATTCACGGGCACCTGCACAGTAATCTAGTCATGGAGGCTAACGGGAAGATACCTGACAAGCGTTACCGTAATGTGTCAATGGAACAAATAAACTACACACCTGTACTCTTGATGGAGTAAAAAATGGGAATGCAAGTTAACGGCTACACTGGAGATCAGAGAAAGCTAAATAAAATGAAAGATTATATAGAAGTACGCGAGAGTTACCACCGAGATGAAGAAGGGCACTGGCTCCTATTCTTTGACGTGTACACTGGTGCCGTGAAGGTTCGCTCCTTCCGGTCTCTGGAGACTGCCGAGAGGTTCGCCGATGAGTACTTGTGAAAGAGAGAACCCGTATCAACTGCCAGTAGACGGTAAGTGGTACTTTCTCTATCGTAAAGAACGCTTTGGTCCTTATGAGACCAAGGAAGAAGCCGAGAGAGGGTTGCTCTACGCAACGTCATGGGATGATTAATGTATCTTGATCCACAGAAGAATTTAGGTGCTTACGAGGTCTTTGACATCGAGACGGACGGACTGGACCCTACGAGGGTATGGTGTGCGGTCTTCAAGAACATGGGAACAGGTCTTAAAACTTCTTGTTTAGACCATCATTCAATAAGAGAGTATATCAATGCGAGACCACATACTACGTGGGTTGGTCATAACAGCATACCTTTTGATGGTCCTGTTATTGATCGTCTATGCGATGCCCATATTGATATTAGTAGGCACGTTGACACTTGTGTTCTTTCTTATCTCTACAATCCTAAACTCCAAGGTGGTCACGGGTTGGCGGCATACGGAGAAAGGTTTGGGTTCCCGAAGGTAGTTCACGAAGACTGGACGCAGTTCTCCCCTCACATGTTAGAGCGATGCCAAGGAGACGTAGACCTCACGGAGATGGTCTTCCTTGCCTTAAGTAAGCGTATGACGGAGATTGGTTACTCCGAGAAGTCCTGTGAATTAGAGCACCATATTAGGAGGATCATTGACGTACAAGAACGGAACGGTTTTGGGTTTGACGTACCGCGAGCTAGGGACCTTCGTGGACTCCTTAGAGACAGGCAAGCCGATCTGGCCCTCGAAATTCGAGAAGCATTTCCGCCTTCACTGGAAGAGATGGGCCATTATAAGAACAAAAAGCGAAAGGATGGCAGCGATTACGCACTACTTGGAAAACATCTTGCCAAATACGACCTTCTAAAGTTCAACGAAGACGAGACCGAGTATACGACGTATTCCCGTACACCCTTCAATATAGGGTCTCCACAACAACGTGTTCAGAGGCTCTTAGAGGCGGGCTGGAAGCCCGAAAGCTTTACCCCTAGGGGGGCACCTAAGGTAGACGAAGTAGCCCTCCTTGACTTCGCAGAGGCCAGTAGAAGGGTAGACATAGCCCTCATGGCTGACTGGGTGGTTCTGGAGGGTCGATCTACAATGGTGGAGGGTTGGTTAGACCTCGTAAAGGAAGATGGGCGTATTCACGGTAAGGTCTTCTCTTGTGGGGCTAGGTCTCGGAGGATGACACACTCCAAACCTAACTCAGCGAATATCCCTTCAGAGAGTAATGGGGCTAAGTACGGCAGAGAGTGTCGAGAACTCTGGGTAGCAGAAGAAGGGAAGGTCCTCGTAGGGTACGACGGTAAGTCCATGCAAATGCGTGGGCTCTGTCACTTCATAGGTAAGTTCGCAGACAATACCGAGTTGATTAAGAGGTACTGTGAAGGAGACCCGCACCAAGCTAATGCAGACCTACTGACAGTCGAACTTGGTGTTAAAGTATCTCGTGGTGGTGGTGGCGCAAAGACGTTATACTATGGTACGGTGTTCGGAGGTGGGACTTCTAAACTCGCTTCAATTATCGGGTCCACTAATCCGAGAAAAGGAAAGGTAGTGCAAGACGCTTACTACAAAATTACACCCGGACTCAGAGAAGCAGTAGAGGCAGCAAGAGATGAGTTTGACAGGAATGATGGTCGTCTTAAGTGTATTGACGGTGGTTTTGTTATCTGCCCCGCCAGACATGCCAGCTTAAATTATCAAGTCCAGCCTTTCGAGGCAGTGGTAATGAAGCAGGTTGCGATTTACGTAGACGAAAGAACGAGAGAGAAGGGGCTCAATCACCGGCTAGTCGGTACTATACACGACGAAGCTCAACATGAACTTGACCCTAAGGACGCTCAAGCGTTCGGAGAGTTAGCATGTCAAGCCATAACTGACGCAGGAGAGACCTTTAACCTGAATTGCCCGCTCGCTGGGACATCGGCTATAGGCCAGAATTGGAGTCAAACGCATTAATGGTCACTATGAGTCGTGAGTATCATCAAGCATACTACAAGAAAAATAAAAAGAAGATCAATAAACAGTCTAAGCAGTACAGAGAAAATCGAAAGATCAACGATAGAGAAGGTTATATGTTGACTCAACTACGTAATCATGCTAAAGATCGTAGGAAAGAGTTTAATTTAACTATCGAAGATATCGTTATTCCGGATATATGCCCAATTTTACATATTCCTATAGATAGAACAGCGAAAGGTCCTCACCCTAATAGTCCAGCTATTGATAGGATAGATAATAGTAAAGGGTATTTAAAAGGAAATGTCTGTATAATTTCCGCGAAAGCTAATATGTTAAAATCAAATCTGACTATCATTCAGTTAGAAAGACTATTAAACTATATGAGGAAGGGTCTTTAATCGCTCACCCTACGGGCTCGCGTCCACCCACGGTGGATCAGGCATAGCCTGCCTTCCTTACTATCTCTATACTATAGTCTTTCTTTGGTGGAGCGGACAAGTCCTATTGTAAACCTTTTTAAGGGAGAAGTCAAGTGAATTATATTTAAGAATAAAGGTGTTGACTTTTACGGTTAGATATGGTACTATATGGTTCAAGATCGGGAGAAGGTCTTGAATAAACCTAGTAGAAGGATAAGCAAAGACATGAAGATTACACTTCCTAAAGCTGAAATACAGCAGTACTTGGATAACTATATCCAAAATACCATCGTAGATCATCGTAGATGGTCCGTGACACACGAAATCATCTTTGAGAGGGACGGCCATCTCTACCGGGCATACTACTCTGTAGGGGCTACTGAGTATCAAGACGAGAGCCCTTGGGAATATGAAGACGAAGTTGAGTGTACGGAAGTTAAAGAAACCAAAGTAATCGGCTATGAGCCGGTTTAATAGCTAGTAGGAGCTTAATAATAGATGATTATTTCTGGTAAAGCTTGGTGGGCGAAGGTCGTAGGCCCTGCCCCTAAAGGTAAGTTCGGCTATGAGTGGTCCATTGATGTGTGTCAACTTGACGCAGAGACCATCAAGAAGCTCAAAGCCGAAGGCGTCAAGAAGTCCTACTTCAAGAATGAAGACGACGAGCGTGGAACCTTCATGACCCTTCGTCGTAAGGCTACCCGTAAGAATAAGATCGACAAGGAGACCATCGAACCTGCTGAACCCATCTCTATTGTAGACGAATACAAGAAGCCTTGGGACTCCCGTAAGATCGGTAATGGCTCCGACATCAACGTGATGATAGGCATCAATGATTACGTCTACGAAGGTGTCGCCGGTAAGAAGCCTTCGATCATCGCCATTCAGGTTACGAACCTCGTGCCTTACGAAGGTAAGGGTGGGTTTACTAGCAAGGATGATAACGAAGCCGGAGAAAACAAGGATAAGTGGTGAAATCAACAGACACCCTCGTAGAGGATATTCAAGCACTATTTGACGGTAAGAACCTGTCGGATGAAGTCCTGAAGTTCTCCGCTTCTCTTGGAGATACATTCCTCAAGAGGTTCGAGGAGTACTTGACTGAAGGAGAACGTAAGCACGGTCTTCGTATGAGTAATCTAGGCTATCCTCTCCGCCAGTTATGGTATGACAACAAGTACGGACGCGGAGAGGTTCTCGGTCCTACGACCAAGATGAAGTTCCTTTTCGGAGATATTTTGGAGTCGTTACTAGTATTCTTAGCGATTGAAGCTGGTCACGAAGTTACGGACCTACAGAAGGAAGTGGAAATAGATGGAGTGTTCGGGCACATTGACTGCATTTTGGATGGCGTTGTTGTTGACGTTAAATCTGCTTCAAGTCGTTCTTATGATCGATTTACGAAAGAGTTAATGGCAGCCGACCCGTTCCTTGGACGTTATCTATGGCAAATTGCTGGTTATTCCTTATCGCTTGGACGAGATGGGGCGTTCTTGGTCATCGACAAACAACTTGGTAAGATCAAACTCGTCCAGTTCTCACGAGAGGAGTTGAAAGAGCACTACGATGTACGAAAGCGTATTGAACTCGCGAGAGGAGTATTTAACGAAGATACGCCGCCCATCAGATGCTACCAAGCTCAACCTATCTCTAAAACTGACAAATCTGGGAACATGGTACTTCCAGCAGGTTGTTCCTACTGTTCCCACAAGTTCCGATGTTGGGAAGACGCTAATGGAGGTAAAGGATTAGAAGTTTACCAATATTCTACCGGCCCGCGATACTTCACTAAGATTTTAAAAGAACCTAGGGTAGAAAAATACGAAGAATTTCAATCTAAGTAGTCAGTTCGACTACGTCAAACTTCAAGGAGAATTAAGATATGAGCGATTATGTAACAATTTCAGACATCAATGTTATTATCTCTGACGTAAATGAGGCTCTCGACGACATCGAGAATAATACAGGGGATGCAGTTAGCAACCTTAGCGAGCGTCTCGAAGACCTTGAGGTTACCGTCGAGAACTTTGAGTTCGAGAATAATGCGGCTCACGCTCGTATTGACGAGATTGAAGGTACAGACGAAGGTCGTATTGAGGAACTTGAGGACGAGGTATCTTTCCTCGAAGAGCGTGTCGTTGATCTGGAAGTTCGTCTTGATAACCTGATCGACCACCTCTCCTACGTTAATCAGGTCGCCTAATGGCAGAGATTGCTAGTTTTCAAGCTGCTCTGGATAAACAAAAAAATAAGGGAGGCGGGGAACCCCCTTCAAACGACAACGCAGAGGAGCCATTCAATAAGTACGCGATCTTTACGGACTACCAAGACGAGCCCTTTGAAGTCGAAGGGTGGCTCATGATCTCTGCTGAAGTAGTAGTAGTCTCCAAGGGGAAGAACGCCCTTCAGTTTGTAGTTCCTTTTTCCGCCTTTAAGTATGCCGAAGTCCAAGACGCATAAGAAGGGGTATAAACCTCGTCACAAGTACTCTGAGGCACGGGCACTTGGCTACCGCTCTATGTTTGAAGTAGAAGGTGCCCGTCTCTTGAACAGCGCAAAGGTTCCATATGAGTACGAGCCTAAAGATAAGCACGTTCCGTATACAATTAATGCTGAGTGGGTGCCCGACTTCGTACTTAATGGCCGAATTTATGTCGAGCTTAAGGGGAAATTCGACGCTCACGACAAGAGGAAGTTGGTCGCTGTCAGACGGTGCAATCCTACTCTCGATCTCCGTATCGTCTTCTACACCGCAACGAAACCTAATGTACGTTGGGCCGAGAAGCACGGATGGAAGTGGGCAGCAAAGACAATCCCAGAAGCGTGGATCAAAGAAGGGAAAAGGAAAGTATGACTACAATCGCATGTAAGCGCGTGGAAGGAGGATGGGAGTTAGCGGCTGACGGTCGTGAGTGTACTGGTGACTTTGTGACCTCCGAGAAGAACCAGAAGATTTATCCGATTAAAGGTGGATATATCGCCGCAGCCGGAGCCTCCACGACTATCTTCGAAGTCATTGACTGGCTCAATAATGGTGAAGACCCGTCAGCTAAGCCTAAGTCCAAGAAGTTTTCGGCTATTATCATCAAACACGGGCACGCTTACTGGATGGACTCAGAGTTGTACCCCGTAGAGTATGACGGAGACTACGCAGCGGAAGGTCATGGATGGATGTTTGCGTGGGCAGCGCTAGAGTTGGGAAAGACCGCAAAAGAAGCCATTAAGTTCGCTAGTAAGTTCTCCGTATACACAGGAGGTAAGATACACTCGGTGATCGTTCGTGATTGAAAAAACCCCTCGTGTTATTCTTATTGACATCGAGACCTCGCCCATTATCGGCATGGCTTGGGAAATGTGGGATGCCCGTATTCTCAAGTCCATTGAACCCTCTAAGATTATCTCTGTAGCGTGGAAGGTTCTCGGAGAGAAGACGACTTACTGCAAGGCTATTTGCGACTACAAAGGTTACAAGGCCAACCAAGTAGATGACTACGACTTGATGATGGAAGTCTGGAAGGTCTTGGACGGAGCGGACATTGTAATCGCTCACAACGGTAATGCTTTCGACATCAAGAAGCTCAATGCTCGGTTCGTTCACTACGGGCTTCTTGCCCCTGCTTACTACACGTCCATAGACACCCTCAAGGTCGCCAAGAAGTACTTCAAGTTCGACTCTAATTCTCTCGACAGTCTAGCTAAGTATCTAGGAGTCGGAGAGAAGATGGAGACTGGTGGTTTCCAGTTGTGGGTGGACTGCCTCGCAGGTGACCGCGAAGCATGGAAGCGTATGAAGACGTACAACATCCATGACGTAGTTCTATTGGAAGAGGTCTATCTTCGTCTGAGACCTTACATGGTGAACCACCCTAACCTCAACGTGATTGCCGGTGACACTGAAAAACTCCACTGTGCTACGTGTATGTCTAGCAAACTCGTTAAGAGAGGATGGGCGAACACTCAAGCTGGTCGTAAGCAGAGATACCAGTGTGGGTCTTGTGGAAGCTGGTCAACTGGTATGTACCAGAAATTCAAGACTAAGGAGGGTTCAGGATGAGCAGAGACCTCGCCCTTGAAGACGAGTACATTGCAGAGATCATAGACCGTTACGAAGATTCCCCTGAAGAGTTGGCATATGATCTCGGTCTCTCGATTATGGACTTAGTTGACGCCTTTAGAGAAGTGATCTTGGAAAGGAGACCACTGTGATTAAGCACGTGAGAATGCCGTATACTTGGAAGAGTGTGGAGTGGGAAGAAGGTCACGCTAAAACACTACGAGGGTTGGGGTGGGAGATTAAGGAGCATGGATAAGTGGGATAGGCGGTTCATTGACCTTGCATCTGGAGTTG